ATATCAAGATCCCCTCGGGCCTCGACGTGGATCTCATATTTTTGAGCTTTGGGAACCGTCGCGAATCCTTCAAAGGACTTCCCGTTGACAGTCACTAGCATATCTCTTTTATATACCTTCTCCGCGTTCAACTCTTGATGTTCAACCGCGGAAGCGCAAGAGGCCATAACTAACATAAATGTAATTATTAAAATGTTTCTCATTATTTACTCCTACAAGTCTTTTTAAACCATAAAGTCCGCCAAGATCTTCGACAAACTAATTTCTTCTTAGGTTCGGGCTCCGGATCCTCTTCAAGATCTTTCCCACAACACGACTTAAAAGCGGCGTTTATTGAGTAGGGAACCGACCTAGGACGCGATTTAGTTCTTTTATAGGCGTGTCCATAACCTATTTTGTGGGATCCCTCGTGGGCCAAATTAGAGGCCGAACGACACGATCCAAATTTATTATGATGATAAGTGTTCATCTAAATTTTATTAACGCTTGGGTAAGTGTAGCCTACGGGCCCTTTCCATTTATAGTAAGATTTAAGTTCTACGCCAACTTTCGAAGACCGGATATGCTCAACGATTTGGGAGTTCGTCTTCCCATTGGTGTCTATGAGATCTCGACTCTCCATAAATACTCGAAAGCATTTACTTCCGAGAACTTCATTCATAACCGGGATATATTTAGACATCTTCCCTATTTGGGATTGGTTTAAATTGTGTTTTGTAACTTCGATGAAATCGACTTTCTTAGAATCTTTGTCGATCAAGAAGGCTTTGGGATCGGGGGAGCCCAAGTTGTTCTTGTGAATACTCTCGTTAGCGGTCGCCACATAAGAGATCAAGATGGATATTAACAGAATTAAATTTTTCACTTCTTTTCCTTTTCTACTAATGGCCCTTTGGTTTTAACCCGAAGACCTAGCCCGGCGATGCCATTTAGAATCAAAAGATTCCTAGTGTCTTTATGTAAAGAGGGGCCGAAAATTCCGGCCCCTATGAGAAATAAATTGAACCATAAAGTCCAAGATTTTAATCGTAATTTCATTTATTAAGCTTTAAGGCTCTTCGCAAGATCCATCGATCTCTTAACAAGTCCATAAGCTTCCTCAACGATTTTAAGACCGTCCTCGATAGCCATTTCTAGCTTATCGTCTACGATGTCAAATTTCGCTTTTAAGAACTCGTGAAGTTCCATTCTTTCCACATCGTCAAGATCTTTGATTTCGGCCATAACTACTTTGAAGTCTACACTTCCAAGTCCTGTTAATTCGTCGAAAAGATCCATTAAACTTAGGTATCTAGTCGCTCCGGTATTTCTACCAACTTTGTCCGCTACGTTTCCAAGCTCGATTCCAAGAGCTACGATAGGCTTTAAATTTGAGATTCCTACTTTTTCCATTTCTTTCTCCTTGATTATTTGGATGACTTCATGTGAAGCCATATTTGATAAACTCGCGCTTCGGTCATTTTAACCGAATCTTTTATCTCTTTCATTTCATTTTTTACTGCTCCATGCCTTTTGTCAACGTAGCCCGTGACTTTCGCCACTTCTTTGTCTACATAAGCCATAGAAGCAAAAGAGGAGGTCATCCAAGTGGCCGTCGCGGTAGATAAAATCGCGACGAATACATATAATAACGGATGTTTTGATATTTCTTCTTTCATCTTATTAGGCATGGATAATCCTTATTGACAGTTTTTAAAAGCTTGTATCGTGTCTATGATTTTAGTCTTGTCCGAAGTATGGATGACAACTTCATCCGCTACTAGGGCCTCGATTTCAGCTTTAGCCGAACACAAATCACCGTCTAGGATATCTTCTTTAATTTCTTTAAGATCTCTTCTCATTTGTTTTCTTTGAGCTTTAGAAAGGCCTTTAGCTTTGTTCATTAACATGATCTTAGCGTAGAGAGTCTTTCCAAAATCCATATCTTTTAATTGAGAATTAATAGCGTTGTTTTGGACTTTCAATATAGCTTGAGCGGACTCATGGGCCCCTTTCTTAGCTTGATCTACCTTGAGAACCTTACGCCCGGACAACTTCTTCTCGAACCTTATAAACTTAGAGCAATAAATTTCTTTAAGATCAAGATTTAAGATTGCTTCTTCCAGTGGATCCCCGCATGATACGCCTTCGTCGAATAAAGTTTGACAATATTCTCCACAAGAGTTCACTTCGCTTTTAGAACTAATAGGCTTTGAGGGGTCGTCTACTTCCTCGTCGGAAAGAGAAAAATATTCATATCTATGTCCCCTTGGAACTTGGATACACTCTCCGGGACAATTAGATATCCTCGTAAATTTTGTGAATTTCTCCCCGGACATAATCTTCTCTTTCTCCGCCCACATCGAGGCGTAAGAAAGGTTGGAAGTTATAAACAATAATATTAAAATTAAATTTTTCATTTATTTTTCTCCTATACAAGTAACGTGATAAGTTGTGGTTTGGTAGGCCCCTGTAGACGCGAGCTTAGATTGTATACTAAATTGCGAAGAGTTTAAAATCTGTAATGAGTCCGTGGCGTAATTATACTCTATTGCTATAGAACAAGTGTTTTTTGTCATATCAATATTACTAGTGTTTACCATATACCCTTCCGATATTGGAGACGTTGAAACAATCCAATCGTCACAATAACTTCTTAACGTATTTCCCGAACTATCAAAAGAACAAGCGTATATTTTTTGTCCGGCTTTTGTAATCGTCGAAACCATATCGTTAATTACAGGCCTCGAAACATTATGAGACTTACCTTTAATTGTCATAGTGGCATTTCTATTATTCGAAGCCGCCGTCCCATCCATAGATAAATAAACGCTATTAGTGTCCGGTGTTTTGCTGTAAACCTTAAAAGTGTTCAAGCCTTGGCTCTCAACACTAAAAGACGAACATATTCTTGCCGGAAAAATCTTTGTAGCGGAAGACGCGTTGGTTGCGGTAAACATTTCCGAACCTAAAGAAATAAGAGTGTCACTTTTATTTTGATAATGGCCTATTCTTAAATTTGCTTGTCCGCCATTTACCGCAAAAACAGACGAGTTAAAACAAACCTCGTAAGACCCGCTTGTCGGTATATTTAACTCAACACCAATTTGTTCGTTTCCGCTTGGGCAAGTTGTGGTTCCTTGGGAAAAGTCCGTACAAGTTATATTTGCTAAACCGGTTATATTTTGCATTTCATACGTTGACGCCGCCGGAACTCCGTCCGCCGGAACGTCGGTGTTGCCACCGGTAAAGTTTACGACAACTCCATTCGCTGAAAAATTTGATTGCTCCGGAGTAAAGGCCTCTTGAGTTTGAGAAGAATCCGGAGTGAAATAAACCGAGATAGAAAATATTGCATCTTGGTAGGCCGTCAAAATACTTATAGTATCTGAACCGGAACTCTTCCCTAGTATCTCCCATGTTTCATTACTCGCGGTATCCGTTGAGACGTAAATCATTTCGCCGCTATATGCTGAATTTGAAGCCGTACCGACCGCAAGTTCCGTACTGTCCACAACTCCATTGGACATTTTTATAGAGTGGTTATATGCACCATCCCCACCGAATTTTGTCATCGAACTTATTACGAATTTATATACTCCGACTTTTCTTTCTTTTAAAACGAGCTTTGGAAGATTATCCCCAAAATATGAAACGCTTCCTATTTCGATTGGGTTTGGAATTGTACCTGTTGGAGTAAATGAAGAGTAAGACGTTCCGACCTTATTCCACACTTCCGCACTTCCCGAGGCTTTAAATTGTAATGAACCAACAAAGTGAGCCGAATCACCAACCGGGGAAATATTTTTATTTGATCCCGTATATGCTTCATCGGCATCTATAGTCCCCGCTCCCGTACTTACTATACGGAACTTAAATAGGTCTCCCCCTTTACATGGGAAAGTTATCGTTGGAGCTTTTAAAAATTCAGTTAGATCCGAAAGACTCCCCGTAGATACTACATCCGCGGGATCCGCATAAGGTGATTTTAATACTTTATATTCAAAAGAATCATCCCCTTGCATATATTTAAAATCGGCCATACAACCGGGCCCAACGTCATCCGAAATAGTAATCGCATCGGATTCTAAGTATTGACCGGCTCCCGTAGCGACAAACCTAGCGAATTTTAGGTTTGCTTCCCTACCATTCACATGATCTTCTTGAGTTAAAGTTCCGCCAGTATTGGCCCAATTTAATATAGGAGATCCCGGATCTTCGAAAGAAGAGTTTACTAGGAAGTTAATTCCTCCCCCGCCTCCGCCACTTCCGCTTCCGATTTTCTTTTCTAAAGTCCCATCGTTAGAGAAAACCCAAGCTCCGGCGGATTCACTCCACTTCATAAAAGGATTAGATCCTCCTCGGTTTACTTCTAGTTTTCTGTCTACCGCGGTTCCGTCTCCGAGAGTCATATTCCCTTCGGCTACCATGTTTCCTTCGGCCGTCAAGCCTCCACCAACACTAAAAGGGATATTGATATTTAAACCCGTCCCATCCGTTGAAGAGAAGATCGGATTTATACCGAGCCCCATGTTCATCTCTAAAGATTTCGCCGAATTGGTTCCATCTCCAAACTTCATATCATTATTCGGAATCTCCCAAGGGATCGCCGCGAAGGCTACCGAAGTAATGAAGAGTAATAAAATCACCATCATTTTCATTATGCTATCTCCTCTATATTGTTAACTTTAACATTATTTGAACCACCGTCCACAATCGCTTCGGTGTTATTATCGAAAGTGTTTTCTTTTACAAAACAATTTTTCGCATCCGCCGTCATATCAATGGCCTTCCCTCCAACTTCATCAAAGTTTAGGAATCTTCCGTTTAATACTTTGGCTCTTTTTGCCGCTATTTGAAGACCTACAAGAGTCGTAAGACCTTTGGCCATAAAAGCTTTAGGATGATATTGGATCTCCACTCCTTCTTTGTCTACTATTTGAGTAGCTATAATAGTTTGAGGATCCTTAACGAAAATTCTAACATCTTGAACCGGGAGAGTTACCCCATCCATATCAAGCATAACTTCGTTGATCGTGGCGTGAGTACCGCCTACGCCTACAATAGCGTCATAAAGACCTTGGATTTGAGCTACTAGATCGACTTGTTCGTCTAAATACGCTATCCAATTTCCTACGTTATTCATCCACCAATTAAAAAACTCTACGGGAGGGATTTCAACTATCCATCCAGTATCTCTCTTTCCCGCGCCGGGATCCGCTATAAGCGCGGAGCCACTTGTGGCCCACTTAGCGTCTTGAACAGGTTTTGCCATTTCTTTCTCCTTATTTAGTATCGTAATCCATTATATTAAGTTCGTCGAAAACTTCCCGCCATAGATATGATCTTGGAGAGTTCCGAATCCTAAAATGTCATTTCTGTTTGGATCCACAAAGCCAAATCTTGGGCTTGTGTCATAGAAGAAAGCGAACTCTCCCCCGACAAGTGGATCCGCCAAAGTCCCAAATCCAAGGGCCGTTGGGGCTCCCGCAAAACCAAAGGGCTTATCTGAGAACTCCCCTATCCTATCTATCCTAATTCCGGCTCCGACCACATTTTGGAGCCCTTCATATATAAAGGCCGCCGTAATTGGGTTTATAGTTCCATTAGAAAGCAAAGTCATTCCCGCGGGGAAATGCTCTTGAAGTTGGGCTATACCCGCTCTAGTGATAATTTTATAGACGTCGATCACTCTCTCCGTCTCACCTTGGGAGATATTAATTCCCATCTTCACATAGATTAAAATACGATAGAAAGCATCGTCAAAACCAAGCCTACCCTGGCCAACAATAGTCCCAAAATCATCTAGGACAGATCCTTGAGCCATGTCAACCCAACGTCCAACGAAAAGGGCATAGGTCGCGCCCTCAAGGTCTTGAATCTCCCCATTGAAAGCATTTAAGATCGCTATCAAGTTGTCCGCTTGTTTGTATTGAGTTATCAATCGATCTATAGCGGCTTCTTTATGGTTTTCTATTTTTGCTATGATTGTCATAGTGTAATCACCGTAGTTCTTGAAGAATCCCATCTAGATACTTCATTTGGTGCGATGGCTATATTATTTCCTAAAGTTGGGGAAACCGTCTTCCCGATCCTAACTGTGATACCTGTTATCCCGGTTATGCTATTTAGAGCGCATACTAGTTGAGGAGTTACAATTATATCCTTACCAATACCAAGCCCATTTCCATAAGCTATTATGGCGTCTTCGGCTATGATAAGACCATTGGCCGGGAAGTCCGCGTCCACTGTCAAATCAATTTCGCAATAAATATCCACATCGGTAGGCCTAGAGAATTTAACAACTTGTGGGAATCCTTGTGAATCGGTTATGGGCTCCGAAAGAGAGCCAAAAGTCTCAATCCCCGCGGGTTTAGTTTCCCATATAAGATCCGCGATTTCTGGAAGATCTCCTCCATCAATGACGATTTCGAAAGACTTTGGAGGTCTCCCATCTATATCAATTAAAAAAGTTATATTTTCAAATCCAACTACCGCCGTTACCCCATCAAGATCGGCGAGTATAGAAACAATAGCTCCAAGAGTACCAGCTCCGGCCCTTTGAAGTGATTCTTCTCTTCGTAGTTTTAGATCCGCATCGGACTCTAAATCTCTCCCGACAACAGCGTCTAGTTGGTTAACAACGGAATCAAGCCCCGAGATTGGATTCTCAATAACTGTAAGAGATCCACTTGGAGCGGTTATTCCCCCAATGTCCTCGGCTTCTACAATCGCGCTGGCCCCCTCTATCCCCGGAGTAGTGTTAATGATAGCCCCGTTTGAAGCTGTGACTCCATTTGCTAAAGTATCATCGGTCACTAAAATATCAGTAAATAACTCCCCATTCTCCCCGGTTATTGTGAACCCGGTAGAAAAGTCCCCGGCCACTGTGACCGAGGACAGAGAAGAAAGACCGTTGAGGGCGTTCTCAACGTCTAAAGCGACCGCCCCGAAAGGGATCGCAATAGTCTTAACACCTTTATACTGTAATTTAAACTCCCCTACATCGGGAGTATTGTCGAAAGTTAAGTCCCAAATTGAGTCACTTCCGGCCACAAGGGTAACACTTGAACCAAGAACAAACCTAGAAGTAGGCTCATTTAATACTGAGAACACCGAACCAACGGTAACTATGGTTCCAATAGTCCCAAACAATTGGATAGTGGCTTGGGATTTAACTCCCGGTTGACGCGTGATACCTGTAATAGAAACCACATTATCAAGAGTCGTCCCTTCCGCCGTAAGAGGGTATTGGGAATTGTATATGGCTTCCGCTAACTCCCATAATAAAGATTCTCGTTCGGCTTGAGTCCCATTTATTTGGCCCAAAACCGAACTAGGGATAAGATTTATTGAATCCCCAAAAGACTCTCTATTTGAAGCCTCAATTTCTGCTAAAATGTCTACGAGCCTCTTTGCTCTAAAACCTGTGGGGGTTATTCCATATTCCGCCATTACAATTCCTCATCAAAATTTAATATCCCGTCATCCGTTCTCGCCGTGAAGGTGAGTGCCAATTTCCGTCCCACTACATCTAAGTTAAATTCTATCAGTTCAATTACTCCCGGACTAGTAAGGATCTCATTTTTAAAAAGAGCATCAACTTGACCGGGATCCGGAGCCTTCTTTAAAACCTCCCCAAAATAGTCAACCCCTTCTCTAGTATCTAAAAACCATTCTCCGAGAAAAACCCTAAGCCTTTGTCTCAAAACTTGAGTTATTTCTTCTCTTCCAGTGGTGAGAGTTAGTTTATTATTATCTATTTGAATATCATTGTTACTTCCAATTCTTATACTACTCATATTTTATCCCGTTACTGTACCCGTCGCCGACCCTGGCCCGGTTTGAACTCCATTAGTTATTGTTTCCGCTTTCTTAACTTCGTTAACGATCTCCGTAGCAATTATTTTCCACATTGTCTCAAGATCCAAATCGCTTTGGGCCGTACCCGATGGCGGTCTCGCCGCTTTTATAGCATCCGCTATAGCTACTCCAAGAACATTTCCATCCATTGCCATAAGTTATCCTTTCAAACTATCGATCTTCGCTTTTAGTGCCGTAAAAGCCGCTTTATTAATTAGGGCTTGGGGGCCATAGACCGTATTAGTTAATATTTTTGAACACTCGTCCGCTAAATTAGATATCAAGCTCACAAGTTCTTCCGTGTTATTTGTTATCTTAAATTTCCCGCCGGGGCTAATTTCAACAAAGCCTCCCCCATTCTTTATAAGGGTTTTCCCACTCTTTTCTATAACAAGATGATTAGTTCCATTTGCCATCTCTATCGATCCCGCTGGCCCATTAGGCTTTAGAGCGTTGGGGATACTTGATCCGCCGGGATATGCTTTGGCGTCTGTTATATGGAATTTTCTTGGATCATCGGGAGAAACCAATCCTCCCTTTTCTTTCCAAGTGTCAAGAGATCGCTCCGAGAATACCAAAGTCACTTCGTCTCCGGCTTCTAAATCAAAATGAACCCATTTTCCTTTAGATCTCGGAAACAGGATTGGGACTTTGTTTATGATTGGGAGATCCACTATTCTCCCGTCCGCATATTTTCTTTTTAATGAGGGTTGAATCTTTGCCGTTTGAGTGTTTCGATCATAACTCTTAACAATGCCCGGCATAGACGTATGAACATCACATAGACGCCCATCAATAGCTGAATGGAGAAGATCCGCAAAAGTTGGCTTCTCTTCACTCATGAAGCCTCCCCGAGACATTTAAAAACCCCATCTTTATTATCTCCCATATATTTAATCCTTCTAACTGTCACAAATTCGTCGATTTCTGCTATTTCTGAGACCACTTTTATTTTTCTTCCTATCTTTATGCTCGGGTTAAGAAGAGTCTCAAAACGGATAACGTCCTTTAGTTCTTTCGCGCCTGATTTCTCACTTTTTGCTTTATATGCTTTTAGAAGCCCGGTATCTTTGGTCAATAAAATGGCTTCTTCATCGGTTGAAGAGCCTTTAGGCAAAATTTGGAGTTCGCCATTCTGGATACTCCATTCTAGGTCTTGTTTCCCGGTTAATTCATCTAGACGGTCTTTTATCTTCCCCGTTGCTGAATACCCCGAATTAAAAACTAAATCTTTAAGACCTTTTATGGCCCCTTTAGCCACTTCAAGTTGATCGGCCATATCATTTACAATGGACTTTATAGAGGTTCCTTCTTCATAAGATTTGTCTAGTGTTTTTTCTGACAAGGCTTTAGTTCCTTCCCCTATTTTGAATTTTGTAACAATGTCCGCGCCTCTCCTATTTATTTCCACTTCTAGTATGTCCCCACTAGAAAGGATCTCTAGTATTGGGGAGTTATCAAATCCGGCATAACCTACTTTTAGTTGATACTTTTGCCCTTCATCATTTATTAAGTTTCTTGATTGAGGGTTCAAATTATAAATTGAAACCGTACCCGAATTGGCATTAGACTCTCGACTTTTATCCACGTCAAACTCGATGCGAAGATCTCGGAATATTCTCCCTTCTTGGCCCGCTTTTCCGATTTGAAGTTCCACTAATCTATTGTATAGAAAGGTCACACGACCCCCTCATCCGCATCAAAGTAGTATAAAGTTACTTCATCCCCAAGGTCTAGACGTTCGGCATTTATGTCTGTAGCGTCTCTATGAAGAAGAATAAAGTCCCCCGGGGGGAGATCTGTCTTAACATATTGTTGCAATAAAGGGACTCCGGAGAGCATTACAAGTCCTATTATGATGTCCGTTTCTTCTTGATCTTGAATGTCTAAAATCCATCTCTTCATCCGCTCATTATATCGTATAATCAAGTTATAGATGACTCCATCGAGTTCTACTCTTTGGTTATAAGAAGGAAAATCCGCTCGTGTTGCTATTGTTACAATGGCCATTATCCCCCCAATCCTTTGAAAGTTTTAAATAATATAGACCCTTGGGAAGTCTCCGCCACTTTCGTTCCTTGCTTCCCTAAAGACTGCTTAGCTACCGCCGAAGAGTTCTTGACCGCTGCTTCGGGAATAGAAATTGTTTGAGATTGGACTATTTTCACCACTTCGCAATCTATTTTAAACCTCAAAGATTTTCCGTCCTTTACAGTCACGGGAATGGTCATATTACTTATTAAAACATTGTCATATTTTTTAAGGCCGGTTATAACTTGAAAAGGGATCTTGTTCTTCCAAAAGCCTTCTAGTTGTATCAAAGCCACTACTCTCTTAACCGATCGGCCCGCATCGGGGAGGAGTCCTCCACTTATTGCGCCTATTGCCCCACTAAGAGCATTAAATCCTACATTTTGAACTTGGAGAGCGATGTCTCTAATATCATTTGAGGGAAATGGCACTTCCGAGATCAAACCCTCAATAGAGAACTTCTCATTATTTAAGACAACATTGTCTGTCACGTTGGATCCGTCTTCTATTTCGTTTTGTGTTATTTTAGATGAACGGGAATGACTCTCGTTTACCGTAGCATCCAATTGAAGGAAACCAATATTTTGTCCCCCTATTTTATAAAGGAGAGCCGTTCTATTTATTACATTTCCAATTATTGTATCCAAAGCCGCCATTTGTTACTCCACTATTGGCGAGACTACTTGTCTCTTTGTTGCTTGAAAGATATCCAAGAGCCCTTCCGAGACTCCTTGTCTAACAAATTTTCCGGCTTCTTCCGGATCCGTCCCGGCCGGCACGTTAACCGTCACTTCAGCGTTAGCGGTGTTTGAAGTATTTCCTCCGCCGCCTTCACTTGCAGAAGGCCCAAGACCTAATAGCCCGCCTATGCCATTATTTAGGACAGCGGTTGGATTAACTATATTGTCAAAGCCTTCTTTTACAGCATCTAAAGCCCCGGAGAAGTCCCCTCCCGATATGGCCCCCAAAACTCCTCCAAGTGTCCTAACCATGGAAATGGCGGCTCTTATTGGGGTCAAAACTAGAGCTATAACTCCTTGAACTATATCTGGAAGCTCATTGAACTTCTCCCCCACATAATCCACGGCTTTCCCAATCTCTTCTATGATAACCCCTGTAAGAGAGTCTTCCCCCCTAAAGAAGGCGATTAAGTCATCCACTACTAAGAAGACTACAGCAAAAGCCGCCGCTATCAAGGCTCCAATTAAAAGAAACTTAGCCATTAATAACAGTAGGCCCGCATTTGTGACTCCTAGGGCCAGTGATAGTCCCCCAAAAGCCGTTATCATTGTACCAACCGCGGTCAATACAAATCCAAACAAGAGAAGAAGCGGCCCGAGTACGGCCACTAGTCCAGCTACAATTAGAATTAGGGTTTTTGTGGAATCACTTAGATCCGAGAACCATTCCACTACTTTTATGATTACTTTTAATACTGCTAGGGCCGGAGGGAGCAATATTTTCCCAAAGGAAATCGCCACATCTGATATTCTAGTTTTCATTAATCTAAATTGATTGGCAAACTGATCGCTAGTTCTCGCATAATCCCCAATAGCGTTTTTAGATTGCTCTTGAGCTAGTTGGAGAGTCGCGAAAGCCTTGGCTTGCCTATTTGTTTCAAACGTCATCCCTTTAGCGGTCAAAATTGCCACTCGTTTTTTTACATCTTCTTCTAGGATAGAAATACCTAGGGATTTTATTGATTCTCTTTCTCCGAGTAGGGCTTTAGTAAGTGCTTTCGATGCACCTTCCGCCCCTCCGGAGAAGTTTGTAAACGATGCTAAATCTACCGCCAACTCTTGAACACCTTTAGAAAGATCAAGGGCCTTATCTTGAGCGAACCCAAATCCAGTTAATAGATCTCCGGTATCCCCTAAAAGTTCTTGGGCCTTAGTTCCGGTCAAGCCAAAATTTTGAGCTAATTCTTTAGAAGTTTGAGTCGCCTTGCTATTTATACCACTAAAAACAGTATTGAATTTTGATTCAGTTTCTTCGGCATCGGAAGCCGATTTGACCATGGCGGCTCCTACCGCAAGGATTGGGAGAGTTACAAAAGTAGTTAATTTCTTCCCGGCGTTAGTCGCAGAAGAAGCCATTTTATCCATATTCTTTTTGACGCTATTAATTCCCGCGTCAACTTTCCTAAGTTTGGTCTCGTCTACGTCAAATCCAAAGCGCGTAACTAATTCCCGAAGAATCATTTGACACTCCCATAACTAGGAGCTATAAAGTCATCAACCCCAAAAAAGAGGTACTGTGTTTTATAGAGTTTACAAAATAAAATTCGAAAATGAAAAAGTTTACATTGGCATGACTTCTCAATACCTAAAAGTTCGCCTTTCCCAACACCGATCGCGTTGGATAGGGCGTTTTTCACGATGCGAAATATCCCTTTTACATCGAGTTCGGTCAAGAGAAGAGGCTTTAAAACTAGAGATCGAAGAGATCCATAAATATAGATCCCTAAATCCAAAATCTGGTTACAATAAAAAGACGGACAAATATGTCCAAGATTCAAAAGATTTAATGTCTCAATCCGCAAAAGAAAGAGTCCGAAAATATGGAGTCCCTTTCCTGGGCCAAAGACACTCCAATAAAACTCGGAAAGTAATGTCAAATTTAAAGAAAGGGAAAACCCCTTCATGCTCAGGGCATAACTCCATAAAAGTGAAAAACCTACAAACGGGAGAAGAGTTTGAAACAATTCTCCAAGCTTGTGAAAAATATAATCTCCACAAAGCCTCGCTTTCCCGGCACTTAAGAGGGAAGCAAAAGTCTTGTGGAGGCTTTCAATGGTCAAAAATTTAATCACTATTACGTCCTTGTCTTGCTTGAATACGCGTTCATCTCTTCTTGGATGTCCATCGTTTCATGGATATCTAAGATGTCACATAAACTCAATCGATCTTCTATCTCCGTGTAAGTCGTAAGCTTGGCGACGATTGGCCTCATAAAGAACCAATCTACCCTACTCTCTCCAACTTCATATCCTCGCAATGCTTCGTTGGAAGTCTCTATTCTTTTAGCTCTGCGAGGCCTCCGAAAAAATCTTCAAAATTCACTTCTAAAGCAAATTTAAGTACTTTAAATAAATGGAGAAGAGGGAACTTTCCAAAGTGTTGCTCTACCGCGGACATTTTCTTAAATTCGTCCATTTCTTCGGTCTTGTATGTAATAAGTTCTTTAACTAAAAGATCTTTAAATAGTCTATCTACTTCTTTCTCCCCAAGTCTCATTGAAAGCTCTTCAATGGCCATCCCGATTAAATCCATATTGAAATCGGCGTCCATAATAGACTCGCCTTCTTTCTTTTCAATTCCTTGAATTATGCTTGAGATTGGCTTCCCTAGAAGCTTTAACATCCGAGCGAGTAACGCCGCGGATTTGAAAGGGTTCATTTCATACATGAGGTATTCAGTCCCATCTATAGTCTTTTCATGTGGTTTTCTCATCTTCTTCTCCTATGTTTAGTTTTTATAGAGGGCCCACACGCCTAGGCCCTCTTAGTATTTTAAAAAATTAATTTCCTCGAATGTCCATGACTAACTCTTCACATTGAATTATCCACTCGCGCTCCCCAACTTCTTTCCCATATTCCGAATCGGCTTTCTTGACTACAAAGCCCGCCGCCGACCCATGAACATCAAAGCCCGAGTTATCTCTAAATGATGCCCCAAAAATGTCCCCACTCTTAGCTAAATCACTTAGGATCCCATTCGATGCCGAAGTTTGTTGACAAGTTATTGTGAACTTCCCGGCTTGGTTAGAGTTTTTAGTTCGGGTTCCGCCGCCCGACGTACTTGGTTCAAAGGCAAAACCCTCTTCATCCATCGCCGCTTTAATTTTATTCCATCCTTCAATGATATTTCCATCAACAATCATTGAGCCATCTTCTGGTGCATACGTTTTCATAGTTTTCTCCTTATACCGTTACAACGCCGTTAATTTTAATCTCGTGAACCGCACCTTGTAAGACCGCATTAAACTTGAGGTCTGGTAGGATTCTAGAAGCTCTATCGTTGAACCCGATATCCGCTACTAAAGGCTTAATGATAACCGATTGACCTTTTTTAAGGATCCCTTGGTTCTCTGCTTTAGTTAAAACGCCTCTCATTTCAGTTACGATAATATCGATACCTTGATCCGTATAAGGAACTTTTGGAAGATTAACTAATCTAGCAAAAATTGCCTCTTGCATACGAGCGTGGATCCAATCTACTCCTCGAATCTCATCGATGAACGAAGCATCGGCCATCCAACCCTCTTCCATAATAGCGATTCCGCCTACTTCATTATAGTAGTTTGAGTTCTTAGTTCTCAAAGCCGTTCTACCTGTACCCGTAAGCTTAGAAGCAATTTGACCGGCTAAAGTCTTAAATTTCCAAGTAATAGATCCCGGTAACGCGGGAAGAACTCTACCGAGCCAAGCCGCGTCTGGATATCTCTTCGCTGTAGTAGTTTCCGCTTTCTCATTATAAAGAGTGAATGATCTTGAAAGGTTTGAAGCGTTCATATTGTATGCTAAATCATCAACCGAAACGGGATCAATCATTTCCGTATCATTTGAAGCATATCCACTTATTTTTCGAAGTGTTTGAACAAAAGCCGCCGCCGCTTCTTGATCCGCGGTAGCTCGACTTGTGATAGCTAAGGCGTACCAATCGTCACTTTCATTTGAAATTAATTGAAGTGCTTCCCCAACTGTCTCGACACCTTCTTGAAAGCCTACATAAGCTTTTTCTGGTACTAAGGCTTGAGAGAAATAATCCGTAAGAGCTTCATAAACTAAGTCTCCTACTGAATAATCATCTTTATATGACTCATTGTCATATTCTCTAACTCTGTTAGTCATCGCTCCCGGCTTTTCACTCTCCGGGCCCAAAAGTAACATCGTCCCAAAGCCTTTTTGTGAAACGGCTGTGGTTTGACGGTCGATTTGGATATTAATAATTCGATCTAAATCACTCATGTTCTTCTCCTTCTATGGAACTTGTATTGTTGTTTTGCCATCGTCTACTACTACTCCGGCTTCGTTTTGGACGTTTGTATCTACTGTCACTTCATCAATTGGATCTATGTTTTCAATCATTGATGAGATAGTTCGAAGTCTTACGTCCATTTGAAACCTTTCCTCATAATCAGATTGTACGAGAGAAGTTAGGTCTTGAGAAGCCAAAGCTTCGATGACCTTTAATTCTTTTCCGTAATTGTCTTTTGCAAGGAACGAAAGTTTTTGCTTCCAATTCCTTGAGTTAAATAGTTTTTGGAGCTTTGACATATATTCGCCGGCTCCTTTTCTAAAAATATTTATGGAGAGTGTGAACTCTCTTGGCCCCACGGTCTCAACTTTCAAATCAGACCCATCTTCTATGAACCTTTCCTCATCGGACGTTTCGGCTATTGGGCCGGTTATAAGTTTTAATGTCCCATAGACTTGGCCCTCGGGGACGCCGGTTGCAGAGGGCCGGGCCGCCGATTGATCCTCAAAACGAAAATCAATCCCGAGGGAAGACGTTATGGATTCCCATAGGACGTCTTTTATTTCTTTCGGTATTGGTATATTAAAAATTGGTGCAATCATCTTTCATCCTTTTTCAATAGGGCGATAATTTTATAATGTGGGATTAAATCATCATATCTACGGACTTCCGCCACTTCCCAATCGCGGTCTTGATAAACCACGACATCCGCGTCGCCGTCTTTTTCTTTAGTTCTAAGACGGTCTTTCGAATATATCTTTATGGCCCCTTCAATATGGCTCCCAAATACCTCTCTAATCGTTTTTAAGTTTCTTTCGGGTTGTAGGCTTCCTTTCACCGTAAAAGTGCTAGAAGGAGCTTCTACCATTTGTCCGCGGACGTTTTGAGCTTGGCCCTTACGCTTTACGTTTATAGTATTTCGATTTAATAAACAAAGACTCATTATGACTCCACTTCGTAGTCTATGGATTGTCTCATTCTTCCAGAATCGATTAGCGGATTCGAAGATCCTTTAGCTCTAATCGTTGAATCCTCGTTTTTGGGACTTCGTAAATTTACGATTTTTTGAATTATATTTCCTTTAATTAAAAGCCCCATGATCCCAAGGGCCTTATCCATCGAGATTCTTCCCGTAAAGATATCCGCTTGAAGTTGGAAGGCTTTTCCAAAGATTCTTCTTTTTCTTTCGTCTATTGTGGATCTAATAAAAGATCTCTCGGGAATATCTTTCGTCCCAAATTCATTATGAGAAGCATATTCAAGAACCGTAGCTCCGTCCTCGCCCTTCTCTCCGTCGCCAAGGATCCCGATTTTAGTAAATGGCTTTTTATCGATGGCCTTCATTTGGGCCATCCATTTGTCATATCCTAAATCTTTGTCGATGACTTTTGCACTCATTAGCAATCCACTATTGACATAGTTATGACTTTTGAGTTTCTTAAGTTTAAGAATTGATTTCCGTATTGGGTTTGACGTAAATAAGCGTCTAGGTCGTCCCCGGTGGTAGAAGTATTATAAGAGATCGCTAGGTCTCCAACTTTCTCGCTCGCTTTTTCAGCACTAGAAGCTCTATCCGGATTGGACATAACTAAATCGTGGGCCGTCATCAAATAGACCGCTTGGGCGTAACAATCGCCGAAGGCGTTTTTGCCTACTTTCCCTTTAGCAAGATCCATATAATAATTAACTTTGGTGTTGCTAATTGAATTAAATTCGGAGAATATCTCTCTAAATTGTTCTAAAGTTGGTTCCAAAATAAACTCCGTTTTATAAAAGAATCATATCTCGTCCATGATATATGATTCCAAGATACAAGCCATTAAGAGCCTCCACGGATGGAGCTTTTATTTGTTACTCTTGAGGTTTTAAAGCCGCTTTACTAGCTTGGATTTGAGCGTCAATTGCTTGAAGAACTGATTTCCTAGCCTTCTCCGAAGTCTCTTCGATTTGAAAAGTCATAAGAGTATCGTAATCATTTGTTTCTTTAACTAATTTGATAGCATCTTTAGCGTTAAACCCGCCTAGAACCGTATCCGAAAGATCGTCGTCGATGTCCGCTTTTGGCATCTCAATATTTTCTAACTCTTCTTGAGTATTAAGCATATCTTCCGCTTTCTTCACTAGATAGTCTTCTACATAGTTAGCTCCGGGAATTAAATTGATCCCACCACAAATAATAATTCTTTTAGTGTTGTTAATAATTGCTACTTTCATTTCAAACTCCTTACAGTCTTTTTTATTCTTCTCTAAATAAAAAGGGAGGGACAAGCCCTCCCCATTCTTATAATAAAATCATACTAGATTAATTCTTATAAGCCATCCGCAAAAATTGTCGCTAATGGATAATAAATAATAACTCCGCCGAATCTCTCATGACAATAAACAACAAATTCCATTCCTTCTTCTTGAGGAGGGAATTGCTCGAAGTCTTGAGGGATCTCAAGAGTCATAACATCCGGATCTCTTCTATATCCAAACATCTTGTCGCTACCGCCCGCTCCTAAACCTTTAAGCTTATGATAATGATCCACGTTTTTAATGAATGGATTATTTCTCATAAAGAATTGAAGGATAGTCGTGTCACTCGTAGCACTTCTCGCCGTCGAACTAATCAAAGTATATTGAGCGATTGGAAGTAAAAGAGTATCGATAGTCTCAACTCCATTAGTGATATCTACGGGAGTGTTAACCATTCCGTTAAGATCTCTAAGGATTTGATCCGGTGTTTTTGAAGCAAAAGTCTTCGAAGCTCCCGCACCGTCCGCCGGAAGAGTATATTCCGTCGTATTTGGGTTTGTGAAAAGACCTTGAAGTCCCGAAGCCGCGTCGCCTTTAGCTCCGTACTCGTCTTCCGTTTGCATCATTGCTTTTCTAGCCGTGTTAGCTCTTCTTTGTTCAAGAGGAATACCGGCCATTTTGGCTTTTCTTACTTCTTGGATAGAATATCCGTAAGAATCCCCTAAAGACTCAACCGTACTTGTGAATTTCTTCTTAAGAACGTCAACTCTTGGAAAATCTTTAGCGTAAGATTCAACGATCTTAGCCATTCCTACACTATCATATTGATAGTAAGTTATAGAATCCGCTCCCGGATCTACGTCGCTATTTACAGGAACTAATTTTCTTATTTTTAGTTCCGGATATTTTACGTCGTATGTTTTACTTTTGATCTTTTCAAGTTCTCTTTCGAAGAAGATCGTTTCTTGTGCGTCTAATTTTAACATCGTATTCTCCTTCGATTAGATATTGATTTCTATTAAAGCAAGTTCGCCAACTCCGGCTCCCTTAATAACTTTACACTTCGAACTTATGTCGATTGAAGCACCACCAGCCGCGTTTTTAACCGCTCCCGTGTCCGCGCCAACTGCTAACTCTAAATGAACTTCTCCATCTTTAAGCATTGCGTTGATTGCTTTAACCCAAATACGACCTTTTCTTAAAACAGAAACGGCATATTTTTCTAATAGTTCCCCATTCTCTACGGATTGATGAATCACAAATCCTTCAAAATTAGCTAAGGCCATTCCCGCCGCCGCTGCTTTTGCTTGCTCTTCCTCTGTCCCCGATTGAACACCTCTTCCGAATTGTACTCCCGCACCCTCAACTAGTCGAGAAACGCTATCGATGTTATTCACATCTCCGAGAAGACCTTCGAAAGCACGTTCAAAATTTACTGGATAATTAACTTGGCTCATTTTGGACTCCTTTAGTCTCTTGTAGTTGATAAAGGTTCAAGGTATCCGTTACGAGAGTCTTTCAACATATTCTCACGGGCTTTAGCCGAATCAAACTTATTTTCATTAATATTAACAATTGGATTTCCTTCCACATCTAACTTAGTAGTGTTATTGATAGCGATTTTCAGCTTATCAGAATAAGACTCTTTGTTTTCTACGATTCCGTCAAATCTTGCATCGATATAGTCTTCCGACTTCTCGTCAAGTTTAACATCCGGAGAAACGCTTGTGATAACTAGTTTTTTGATTTCAAGATTCGACAATCCGTCTTTCTTAAATTCTTTAACTAGGCTCGTAGCCGTTTCACAAATAGAAGTTCTTGTTTCTACAAGAGCATCGATAGTATTAGCATCCATTTTAGTAGAAGCTTCTTCTTTCAATTTCTTGTTTTCTTCTTCAAGGCCATCCGCTTTCGCTTCTGACTTATCCGACTTCTTCTTCATTTTAGCCGCTTCTTCTTCGGCTTCTTCTTTACTTAATTCGGCTTTTGCCTTACCTTTCTTCACTTTTTCAAAAAGAGCGTCGTTCTTAACTTCCATATTAAGGAAAGCTTTTGCGATCTCGCTTGAAACTTCAAAGTCTTGGCCATCAATTTTAATCATTTCCATCTTTGGATCCTCCAATTCTATATGTTTATCGTAAATGATTGCTTCGTCGTCGTCTAGTCGTAACTTGCAATTATTTCCCGCACGTCCACGAGGAACTAATGCAATATGATTATATCTAATATTTACTTGTCGTCTATCGTAGGCCTCGCCGTTATAAACTCCGCTCTCTTCGACCATATCGCTTTTATACCCGCAAGAAACTTCTTGATCTTGGTTCATAGCGATTCTTTTCTCAATCTCTCTAACGCCCTTCTCATTCGTAATTGTCCCCGTCGTATCTACGAAGGCATTGTCATTCACGATCGTTTGATCGCCTGTAAGTCCTACCGATACTTGACCGAAGTTCTTAGAATTAACTAGACCTTTATTTACTTGGACAGGATGAAGAAGAGTAATTGGTTTCCCGGCTAATGTGGCCAAAGAATCCGCGTGAAAAACATCGTCGGGATGACGAAGTTCTCTACTAATAGATCCATCTTTCTTTAGATAACTGAATACGCCCGTTCTAGTGGCGCGGATTTGAACTCTTAGAAAACCTTCGTCGGTTTTAACTACCGAAGTCGATCCCCCAAACTTATCATATCGACGAACGGTCTTAAGTTGAGCGTTGTCTAATCTAATGTGACTTTTATTTTTCATATCATCCATAACTTGATCATAATTATTAAAATCCTTTTTGCCTAGCCTTATTTCTTAGGGCCAAGTTTCGTCTTCAAGAGAGTTAGTTCCGATTGGATCTTTTGGATCTTCAAATCGTCTCTAGTTCGTATCGCCGCCAAAAGTGCTTTTTGATTTACGTTCGAAGGGTTCTTGTCAAATTTATTTCCAAGAGACTCGACTCTCTTATCCGTGGATTTAAACTTTTTCCCAATATCTTTAAATTCTTTTTCTAAAACCGGGATAGCCTTTTTCGCTTCGACTTTCTTGGGAGCTACTTTCTTAGGTTCAACTTTTTTAGGAGCTACTTTCTTAGGTTCAACTTTTTTAGGAGCTACTTTCTTAGGAGTCACTTTCTTTTTAGGAATAACTTTCTTCGCCACTACTTTTTAGCTACCGCTTTCTTTCCTACTAGACCTTTCGTCTTGGCTTCTCTACGGGCCTTTCGGAAAGCGGCTTCTCTTGATTTTTCTTGAACCAAAGAGTCGCTTAATTTCTGTTTAGAAGTCACGGCCGCTTTTGTTTTACTCTCCGGCTCGTCGATACTTGAGATTATAGGAACCGCCACACAACGGCATCTAATCGGTTGACCGGGAAGAACATGGCTCTCTCCATCGACCGAAGCCCCCTCTTTATAAGAGAATATTTTATTATTCAAAGCTCTATGAGAAGCGCGGACACGTTCATCCGACGATGTACTCCAACGAAATCTCTTTGTCCCAAGATCCGAAGCTCTTCTCGATGCGAGATTGGAGTTCAATTTGGATACTTGATCTTGAGCTATTAATCGGGCCCTATCTTTAGATATACCCGTTTTCTTTTGAAGATTTTTGGCGATCTCTTTCGTCGAAGTCCCTCTCTCAAGGCCGTTAAGAGTTTCGAACTCTACGTCCTTAAAATAATCCTCGTGCATTGTAGTTATTAAGGACACGTTTTGAGATACGGTATTCGATAGCGTACCTCGAAGCCAAGGCTCCGACCTAAACGGACTTATGCCCGTTACTTGCTTGACTTGCATATCGAAAATTTGTTCATTTCTATTATTCACATCAATGGACATCTTTTGAGCGTCCGTCTCAATGGCTCTTCTAGTAACTATCTCCGCGAATTTAATTTTAATACCCGCTATGATGGCCTCGAAGTCTTCGACGTAAGTATCTTGACGAGTATCGACTAGGCCCACTTCCGCGACCATAGCCGGGATTTGAGGGACGAGAATTTCCTTTATAAGTTTAGCCGCGATTTGAACTTCCGCGACTTTCTTCCTTTCATATTGTCTCTCGATCATTAAAGGGAAAGAACCGACCGATCTTGGCTCGATGTCCGGGTTCCTTCCTTTTGCTTCTCTTTTTCTTGCTCTACTTTTTATTTTATTTCGAGTTTGAGTATCTATAGACATCCATTAATCCTTATAAATCGTTAAGTCCTTCCGGATCCTCGTCATCGTCGAGATCGTCGTCCATATCCCCAAAGTCCGGGCCTTCTTTTAGAAGATCCTCTCTAATCTTAAGATCGATTTTAGTCTCTTGGTTAAATTCGTCATCCGCGAATCTTGAGATCGCTACTTCGTTAGGATCTAGGACTTGATTAGTCATATAGATTTGATCCCCTTCCGCCGTAATCTTATAGATTTCCGCTTTCTCTTTTTGAGATGGCTCACTAAGAGGAGGGAAGAGCATATCGAATCCCGGAGGGATAATCCCTTTAGTTACCGGATTATTTTTAGCCGAAAGGATGATTTTTAAACAGGCCATAAAAGAAGGTTTGAAATCCGACTTTTGCATCCCTTTAATATAGTCATCCCATTGCTCTTGTTCGGATCCGCCTTCCCCGTTGTTTAGTCCGCCTCCCGCGCCTTCCCCTAATAGGAGAGTATGTGGCATTTTGGAAGCCGCTACTAATCTGTCATCGATTTTTTGAAGAGCATCTTTGATCCCCGCAAGTGGAGTCGATTTTCTTTCGAAATCCTCGTCCGCATCGACTACAACGGACTTAACAAGAGATCGCTTTAAGTCAATTAGCGATAATCTTTTCATCACGGCGTCATCTTGGCCCGCACCAATTAATTGAGCCAAGTTTTTCATCTTGAAAACCCCCGCGCTAAAGTCTTGCATTAAGACCGCGAGAGAATCATGTGAAGAATTATAATTTCCAATTGCATTTTGAACTCTATTAAGTACAGAATCATTAAAATAATTATTTGAACGATATAATCTCTCCGGAAGTCTAGCTCCTTCGAACCTTACTACTCGTGACCTATGAACCATAGGGCCCGCTAATTCACTTTCGGACAAAGCCCCTCTAGTGAATACATATCTTTCCGGTTCTCTGAAATCTTTACTAGAAACATCGTGGATAATATCGATTGAGTTCATATCCCATCTATGTAATTTATTAAACCAAGGCACGTCTCGAATTGTTTCGAAGTTAACCTCTTCGCTTGGATCTACTCCGTCTTGAATACCAAACATCAAGAAGCCCGCTCCATATAGTCTTCCCCATTTGGCGGCGGCTATATAGAAATCCATAAAGTTGATCTTGTTTAGGTAGTCCCAAAGCTCTTTATTGAAGTCAGGATCTTTAATTCCGTTCTTAGTGAATATAGGTTGTTTTCTAAAGGCCTCGTCTACCGGGGCGTTTACAATCTTTTCGGCGATATCATCACAAGCGAAAATATGCTCGACTTGATCCCAATCCATTCGCTCCCAATCGGCTTGAAGCCCCGTTCGCTTATCTTTTCCCTTTCTTCCTAAACCTGTAAGGACATTATTCCATCCGTCTAGTTTAACGATCATATTTTTAGTGTGTTGATCTACTTCTTTGGCCATTATATTCTCCTATTACATATTTAATATATTATTTGTAAAGCCAACGCCCGATCTCTTAAACATTTGGATCGCGATTGCCGTTGCTATAATACAATCATCATTCTTTCCGTCAACGGCTTCGATCTTTCCTTTATTGTCTACTAAAGTCATACATTCACCAAGTGTATCTTGATCTTTTACTTCAACTATTCCCGCTTCGACATCTTCGATAAACTCGTCAATTAGAAGGGGACGCGTTGAAGAGGTTGTCTTCCATCCAAAGCGGCCATCGTCCGCCTCGTAGAGATTTGGATACATTAAATCCTCTAATCTCAATAAGACAGCATGGCCATGATTATTTCTCTCGACTCCAAGTAAGGGCCACATAGCTCGCCCGCCCGTATAGAGCTTACAAAGGTCATAGCACTTCGTCCCGAAGGCTCCGGGCTTCGTAGTGTTCGTCCTAAGTTGGGCGCATTGTTTCCTAGTCTTCGCGTTGTAGATAGTAGCGACGGAGTGGTCTTTCCGGATCCCTTCGGCGGTATCTACTCCACAAACATAGACTTGACCTCTTTGGAATGGCTCCCAAACCTTGAGTCCATCGTCATCGCTTATTGGAGAAGGAGCGGCGTCCTTCATTTTCTTAACTAAATTTAAGTCCATAGCCGAAGATCCGGACATCAAGAAGCAAGATGTATCATCTTCCGGATACTCTTGGAGAAAGTGGTCTTTCCCCTTCTTCCCGGGCCTTTGGGAGATCTTAAATCTCCTAAACGCTATTTGTTCGGGAGAGATATCGACATCATATAAATTTTTCGCTTTTACAATTAAATCTAATTCATCTTTATTAAAAGGAGTCTTATTAGAGACCTCCATTTTATATTCCGGGAAAATATACCAAGGGAAGAAATGTTTTTTGAAGGCCCAATCGGGATCGTTCCATTCATCATACATATGGTTCATCCCATTGGGAGTTGACTCCATAGAGATATCTCCGGTCTCGACGGGAACGGCGTCCATCGTAGCTCGAACCTTGTCCGGTTCCTTACAAAAGGCATATTCCGAGACGTGGAGGTCGGATATAGTATCCCCTCTCGATTCGAGGTCACAATAAATCCTAGAATTGATATCGGGGAAGTAAAGTTCATAAATAGATCCTCCCCCTTTAGCAAGTTTGGGCCTAACGCCTTCGGGCATATTGTCATAGGCGAATCGGATAATTCTAAATAGTTTTTTAATCGCGTCTTGCTCATGGGCGAGAATACAAGTCGTTCTATTCTCATTAAACATCGTTTTATCTAGTTTCTTTATTAAGTAATAAGTAGAAACTCCGAATTGACGAGCTTTCAAGACCGCTTCTAGTTGGGCGGGGCTCGCATGGAGAACCCTTTGAACATCGTTCATCATAAAGGTTATTTTCTCTTTCTTTTTGTTAGTGATTTTATATAAGTTCTCGAGTCGCCAATCGGCGTCGTGAATATTATCTATGATCTCATTATAGTTCGGTTGATTCGCCATTTCTTTCCTTAATGATTTTCATAATGGCCGCGTGACCGTCTCCGCCAAGCTCTATCTTCTCAACCCACATCTTTAGGTATTTCCCTTGAAGTTCCGTTGATTTAATATATGAAGTTAGGTCAATTCGAAGGCCTTCTTTAGTTGGATAGCCTAGTTTCGCGGTATCTTTCGCCCACTCCAAATCCGCTAAGACCTTTTGGATAGTCAATTGGGTTTCTTCACAAGCCGCTTTCGCATGACCGGCCATAAATTCTTTTATTTCATCTTGCTTCAATAAACAATGGGCTCTAGTTCCTAGAGTATGATAATCGCCTTGGTATCCGGCGGCTTCGGCGGCCTTTTGGCCATGCCCTCCATTCCTTAGATACTCATGGCAAAATGCTTCCATCTTTGGTGTCATTTCTCGTCCTTAGTGTAAAACATCCCGAAAATGAACGTCGGGGCTCTCTTGCATTCAAGACATATCCTATTATATTTTGAATAAGAATTGAATTTTTTATCGCACTTAAGACAAACGAGAACTTTAACCTTATCGCCTACCGCTTTTTCATTCGATCTTTTTCCCGCGCCCAAAAGCCCTCCTTGACTACATAATAAAATCTTACTCGATGAACGAGGTTTCGACAACTTGTCAAGACTTTTGCCTTATTTGACTAATAGTGTTATAATTGTCTATCTAAAAATAAGGGGGAGTTTATGACTGAAATTATTGGAGTTGTCACCGCAATGGCCTTTTATATTGGTTCAAATTTCCTTTTCCTTTAATAAAAAGCCCGCTTTCTAGGTCAACTCAAGGCCTCCTATACTTACGGGCTTCCAAACATTAAGGTAACAAAAATGAATAATCAAAAGATCATCTACTTAGGCTTACTTAAATTGTTATTGATTCTAAGTCTTTCGTCAAACGTGTATAAACAGAATTTAGGTTTTCGATAACGTCATTCGTAGCCGGAGACTCGTCTTTTAGGGCATCTCTAAGAGCTACACTCTCCCCAACGGCTTCTAGTACATCTTTATATGAAATTCTTTTTTGAACATATCTCGTCGATGCGCCATTAGTTTCCGGCTCCGTTGCTAGGACGTATCCGCCGCCCGGGCCTCTGATAGACGTAGCTAATCCCGCTGCTCTAAGCTTTCTAAATAATTGCTCAAGATAATGAGTGGAAAGTTTCTCTTCTTTTGCTATTTCTTGGATTCTTACCGGCCCCGATTTCCCGGCTAGATTCTTTTTCTTGATGTTCATCAATGCGACGAGGGCGTATTGGCCTTTTGTGGTCATTCTCATACTTCTTCTCCCTGAATTGTCTTTCTTGAGGGAAATAGTTCCATCGGGAGAAGAAGTTGTCAAAGTTTATTATTTGTCATCTCTCCATCTTACGAATACCGGGAATCTCATTACTTTGGCCTCGGTCAACTCTTGATATTTAACTTCCATAGTTCTTCCGACGTACATATCTTCTTGATCAAAAATAAGTTTCCTATCGGCCTTGGAGAATCCGGATCCTACTCCACATTCGACGCCATTTTCTTGACGAACAACTAAAGCTCCCATATGGCCCTTATTAGAATTTCGTCCTTCTTCAACTCTTAGGACTTCACAATCCATTGAGTGCATCTCTTTGATCTTAGAGAGGAAATCCGTCCTCTTGAATTGATAAGGCTTATCCGCTCGAACCATAGTCCCTTCGAAGCCCTCTTATGAACTTCTTAAACTCTTCGTTATATTCTTTCTTATGAAGAGCATTTCCCTTCCCGTCGCCAACGTATAGGGAAAACGGTATTTGTGATCGGCGAAATGCCTAGTTCTACTTTGTCTAAATCTACTTTAGTTCCCATATATGTCTCCTATGATTCCCCATGATGCTATAAAAGGCCTTAAATCGTATTCTAAGACCTTCGCTTTGTTTTTGTGACCGATAATGTACTTCATATCCTCAAGAGCTTTTAAAGGGATGTTTTTGGACTTACCGGAGCCATGTAATTCACATAGCCGAACGAAATCTCGATACTCCCAATAATATAGCCTTAATTCTTTGTTAAATTTGATTTGATAGAAAACCCAAGCTTGACCACCATTCTCAATAATCTCTTGGAGCCCGGCGTGTTGATTTTCTCTAAGATCATTATGTTTAGCGGATTTGTCTTTCGCCGTATCCATGTATTTCGCTTCCATACCGCCTAGGCCCGCATCGACTGAAATAAAACAATCAAAGGGCTTCGCGATCATGAATCTTGGAGCGGTCGGAGAGTCCGGGATCTTATAAAAATATAATTTATGACGTTTGAAGTCCTTCTTGAGCCCCGTTAGAAACGCCATTTCGTTCTTTTTTGCCATTACATTATCTTCGCGAGAGAAACTATCCCTCGCGCCTTATCTCTGTCCGTTCCCATATGGACGAGGGCTTCGATTGAAAAATCTTTCTTGTCCTCGTCGCTTACGTCATCCTTGCAATTAAATATTAGTGTACCTTGCTTGTCAAGCTTGTAGGCCATTCTTTCACATCCGGAGTAAACCCATTCGCCCGCGAAGAGCGTTTCGTTTCTTCCTTTTGTCACTTTTCCTTTTTCTCTCATATTTTCCTCGCTATAAATTTTTATCGAATTTTAACCTTTTTCGCGCCTAAACCCATAATCCGCGCCTCTGTCCATCTTATTTCCGCCTGTCCACGTTTGTCCACGTTTTATTTTTAAAAACCTCAATGATTTCAAGTAGTTGCCATACAACCACCCAAAGGGGGTATCTCAAATCGCTTTAACATATTTTAACAAAACTATTCTTACCTCTTTATGTAATGCGTTAATATAATATAAACAATATATTATACTTACTTTCTTCACATTACTTTAAATATAAGGTGGACAAGGGGGACAAAGAGGTAGCTCGAGTCATATCGGTACGCTCCGGCGACCACCGTTTCTCCCCAAAGGAGGACAAGAACACCTATAAGGCGGACACGTCCTCCACATATCAATGACTTACTAGAAGCCATAGTCTTCCTCCGGCTTAGGGACTTCTTCGAATAATTCCATATTAAACTCCGCCGCGCCAAAAAACGACGCCGGTTTCTCATGCTCAAGCGTAGAATAAAAATCCGCCGCCATATCATCCGGGAAGATTTCCCGAAACCAAGCGCGACTTTTGCCGCTTCTTTTCCTACTTCCCGCGGGGAGCATCGGAATAAATTTCGCGCTTCTCGCCCAAAACGATTTCGGCGTAATGGATTTCTCGTAGGTTTTGATTTTATTGGCGAACTCAAGAAATGATTCATAAGCTTCTCCACAATGGAGACCTTTTGTCTCGTCCCATATTTTTCTTGGGTTCTCTGAAAAGCAATCATCCCAAAACATAGCAATAGGCCCCGCGGTATTAATTTTCGCAATGGCCCCGGCCGTATTGTCCTTTAAGATTGTATAGCGTTCAAAGCTCGAAATATCCCTTTTAAGAAGGTATCCCAAAAAGACTCTAAGATTATCGCGGTTCTCTATATGCTTCCCTAGAGGATCAAAATACGAAGCGTCCGCGGCCCCTTCGTCCGCTGTCTCAATAACTACATAACGACGATTTCCAACTTCGAGAGCTACCGCATCCATATTATTTGAAGCGATCACATATCGAGAATAGTTTTCCATATCATAAGTAGCTCCGAACTTCTCTTCTACTGTCATCGTAGGAGATCCAATCATCCTCTTGAGAACTCCGTCCTCTGTCTTATTCCCTCTCCAAGTGGCTTCATCAATAAACGTCAAAAACTTTTTAGAGAGCTTAAGATTAAATTTTGCCATTAGCTCCGCCGCGGAATTAACCGCCGTATAGAAGTCTCCAAGTATAGGGGCCATAATTCCGTCCATAAGAATACCTTTCCCGGTTCCTTGAAGTCCTATGAGTACCGGAACGAGAGCCGTTCTCTCATGCGGCTTTTGTACTAAATGAGCGAGCCAATCTACTAACCATTCGAACTTCCGCGAGTCGCCATCACATAAAGATTTCTTGATGAAATCCAATATCATTGTCGGCTCCCCTTCTAATGGTTCAGTAGGGATTCCCGTCCAAAGGTTCAACTCTCGAGGATCTTTAGAATGAGGGTTGAAAACGATTCGGTCATATTGTTTACGCCTTCTTGATCCCGCCCATTCCCTATAGGCCGGAGTAAATACTACTTTGACATCGGCTCCGGTATCTTTCATCGCCGCTTTATAATAGTAATCTGTTAAATCTTTTAGGGCCTTCTCATTCATCGTTGATACGTTTAGGGCTCCGCGAGGGGATTTCGTTACCTTCATAAAAGGAGTTTTCCCGCCGGTCGCTAAAAATGCGTATCCATTATCATTGAAGAAATTTACTATCTCGGTATCTTTCCAACAAATTAGACGCTCGCCTTTCTCGACAAACCCACTAACTGCTTGCTCTTCTTCAAGATTGGCGATCTTGGCTTCTTTAAGGGCTTTAATATCCGCATCATACGAAGGAGATGGTACAACGCCCCCATGCTTACGGATGATATAACCCAATGAAAGTTGAGAGATACCATTGTCAGTCGATGAGAAAGAGTCCCATTTAGCCTCTGCTTTCTCCAAATCTCCCTCGCTATAGCTCGCTCCCTCTGTAAGAGTAAGATATAACTGTAAGCCTTCAAGAGATCCGTTTGTGGCCGCGTGTAAGGCCATACCCGCTTGCATCCATTCCTCATAATCTAGCTCCATTTCTTTTATTTGATTAACTAATTTTTCTAAGTATTTATTTCCGAATTTGAATGTAGGATCCGATTTTCCAACACGAGTATCCTTTTCGATAAGGTCTTCAAGCCACGATGGGGAGGTACTAAGCTTTGATGCGTGAGAAGAAAAATTCTCCCATTTGTAATACTTTGAAGTTCGTTCGTGGATTGATGGATAGACAAGTATGTATCCATTAAATTTGATGTCAATCCCTTTTTGAATCTTTCCTCGGTACTTTTTTGATTTGTCTGCTTTAAAGACATAATGAAGTCCCCCGGATCCTGAGATCGCTTTTAGTGTATCGGGTTCGCCGTTCTTATTGATTAGGGCGTCCCATGCTTCCATCCCGCCATGATCGTGATCTACATCGACCGCGACTACTCCGGATTTTGCACAACTTATCGCCCAATTACAATCCGGGAACTTCTCGTCCCAAGCCATCAATTGATCAATGTCCTTACTTGCTTGCTTTAAATTATCTTTTATCACCGGTCTCTTTGTTTCTTTTTTAACCGGGAATAAATAAAATCCTCTCTTACAATAATGTAGAAGGACGTCTCTTTTAGTTACCGCCATTTTAGCTCCTACATATTTAATTTAAGTTGATTCTCATTTTGTTCGGCTAATCTTGCTTTGACATAAGGTTTGTAAACGCCTTCCCAATCAACTAGCCCATGAGATAGCTCAACGACCTTGTGGGCCATCATAACTTGTGGAGATGTTTGGGCCATCTTCCATTGTGATAGCGTCGCCTTAGTAACTCCAAGGATCTCCGCCGCTTTAGCTACTCTGATAAGTTGTATCCATTCTATTAAATCCATTATTCTATCTCCTCGATATTAAATTTATATTTTGTTATTCTATTCTCAAAAAATCCTAAAGTTTGAATGTCCCAAAGTACGCCCATAGGCATCTTGTCCGCCATTGCGGATCTTACAAAATGATATTGAGACTTAGGAACTTTGATAATTATCTTAGGCCAATTCCCTAACTCCGGATGTCCTTTGACTTGATCTATACGCGTTCGACATCCTAGAAGCAGGAAGAAATCTTTTATCTTTTTAGGAGTTGATAAAACACTCATTTCCCCTCCACGGTATTTTTAACAACACAATGACGCCACTTCTTTTCTATTTCGTCCGCGACCTTAGTAACTCTTATCGCCTTATGGATAGCGTTTTCCGCGATTGCGAAAGTCTTGTCATTCAATTTTTTATAGTTGTCTAATTGGATAATGCTAGTCACCTTGAGCGCGATCAAAATTATTATAATTAAATTTTTCACTATTTCTCCTTAACTATTGGAGAGATCTTAACGAATAAAGTTTCGACATCTTTGGCCCATTCGTTTTTATTTCTTAGGATTGTTAAATGTCCTTTTGCGCTATTCAGTCCGCTAAGTTCAACGACCGAAGCGTATCCATAAAGAGAATTATCTACATGAAGAATCGGATCAAATTTAGGTTGTTCTTTGTTTGTGAAACTCGCCTTCCATCTGGTGTCATGCCCTTCTCTATAGCCTTCTTTGAAGCTTTGTTGAGCAATAAGTTCTCTCTCAACGTCTACCATTTTCAAAGGATCCGGATTAAAAAACTTTTCTAATAATTCTTTATTATTCTCCGGGACAGTTATCAAAGCGGGCTTCTCGTTCAAGTGGGGATTGATCTTAGGGCCTTTTTGAAAAGCTACGCCATTATCAAACCCAAGCTTTTGTCTCTCGCTTAACATGGTTTTAAGGTCTTTAGCGGACAAAGTTATATTCCCTTTGATTGTATCTAAATCGATAATTTGTTTCATATTCTTCTCCTATAATGAATGGTTTGATTTTCTACTTTATACCTCTCCAAAATATATTCGGATCCGTCGTTTAAATTAATTTTTTGAGCCAAGAAATATTGGATCCCGGCGTGAGAATCGACGGCGATAGAGCAATTTATATCCCTCTTAATCTCCACGTAATCCCCGTCGTTAAGGATTACGGTCGCCGAACAATACCAAGCTTCAACATTAAACTTTTGGCTCATAGGGCCTTCTCTGACTTCTTAATAAATGTCGTTTTACAATGGGGACAATTGAACCAATAAATATTCTTAGACAGCTTCTTAGGCCCTCCCGTTCTTCCTATATAAGAACAATCCGCTTCCGCTACTATCTTCTTACAAGTGCATTTATGGGGAAAGAAACTAAAAAATCGAGAACCTTTTAAAAATACATGGTCTCCACTTACAAGAGTTTTCTTGAGCGATAGATCTAACATTTTACTATTTCCATAAATAGCCCGCCTTGCTCTAGGTAGTCTTTAAGAGCCGCCGTAGAGTCTTCATATTCTTCTTTCGTTGAGTATCTAAAAATAATATTCGGAGACTTTCCTTTGTATGAATCGGGGATATCGAAGCCTTGAGATTTTGCTTCCGGCCATTTACAATTATGGCACTCTATCATTAATGGAGTAGGGCCATCGTCCAAGAGGTGCGCTATGTGGGCTTTGTTACACTCTCCACAAATATAAACATTTTCTTTTAGAGGCTCTTCATATATTTTTATCTTCTTAGACATTTCGATTTTAGCCCAAATTTTAGGAGCTTGTTTCTTCAATGACTTTTTTAATACTTGTTTTTCTTTTCTTGCTAACATATTCCAATCCAAAACTTTTCCATTTAGGTCGATTGGGATAGGCATAAGACCTTTAAAGTTTTTAATCTCTTCTCTAAACATCAATTTATTTTTTGATTCTTCCATCTCTTTCTCCTTGAATTTATTTAAGTTCAAAGAGATTAAAGAAAAACTTACATAAAGTAAAAAGAAATATTTGACATAAGAAATATTTATTCGTAATTTGTTTTTATTGAACTAAAACAGAACTAGAGAAGAATAAAAGATGCACGAACTTTCGAGAAAATTATCATCGGATTTATATATCCCATCCCCTCCGGGGCTCGACTACTTCCCCTTTCAACGAGCGGGAATTGAGTACGCGTATCGAAATCCAAATCATAATACATTAATAGGAGACGAGCCCGGCCTAGGGAAGACGATTCAATTCATAGGATATTGTAATTTAATAGGGGCCATGAATATCCTTATTATCTGTCCGGCGTCCTTAACGATGAATTGGGCTCGAGAGATGAAGAAATGGCACGTCGGGAACCCTACTATCCAAATAATATTTAGTAGTAAGCAAGAACTAAATCCACTAGCGGACGTTCATATAGTTAGCTTCTCCTTAATCATAAATCAAGAGGTTAACGCGTTTCTCCAAAGAAAGAAGCCGGACGCGACTTCAATAGATGAAGTTCATTATCTGAAAAACCATAAGGCCAAGAGAACTAAGGCCGCATATATAGACGCCGGAAACCTTATGGACGGGGCTAGTAACGTGATACCGCTCTCCGGGACTCCTATCATTAATAGGCCCATAGAAATCTTTGAGACTGTAAATAAACTATGTCCTCAAGCGATTGATCATATGAACTACGAACAATTTGCCATCGCTTATTGTGGGGGCTATTGGGATAGAGAAGGCTTTCACGATCAAGGGGCCACTAATTTAGCCCAATTAGGATCCAAACTTCGAGGCTCTTTCATGGTGCGGAGAAGAAAAGAAGAGGTCTTGACGGATCTTCCGGGGAAGACTGTAAATATTGTCTACCTAGAACCAACTAAAGAAGCTTCCCGTCTCGTTAAAGAGATGAAGAAATATGACATTGAGGAGATTATAAAATTTAAAGGCGTTCCCATTCACTACGACGGGCTTTCAACTCAAAGACGTGAGCTAGGAGAAGAGAAAGTGGCGGCGGCGATTGATTATATCAAAAACCAATTGGATAGCGGTAGAAACAAAGTAGTAGTATTCGCTCACCATAGAGAAGTCCTACTCATGCTCGCGGAAGGTTTGGAAGAATATGGAGTTTGTTTACTCTATGGAGGAACCAAACCCGGGATCACTAGACAAAATTTAGTCGATGATTTCCAAACTAATCCTCTTAAAAGAGTATGGGTTGGAGGAATAGGCCCTTGCGGAGAGGGAATAACCTTGACAGCTTCCGATTATTTGTGTTTTGTAGAGCCGGATTGGGTTCCGGGGAAAAACGATCAAGTAATAGATCGAGTCCATAGGATAGGCCAAGTATGGGCCGTATTAGCGGAATTTTTAATTTACGAAGGGAGTTTGGACGAAAATATTCTCCGCTCTTCCGGGAAGAAACAAAAGAATATAAGGGAGATTATGGCATGAAAGTATTAGTTAAAACTAAGGCCGAACTTTTAAAGGCAAAATGGAAAGAGAACATTAGGGCGATCCATTGGAGATTATATCATCCAAGTTTCGGAGGTGCTAAAGAGTAAAATTGGGGAGCCCAAAGAGGCCGCCTTTCTTGTGATCAAATAGAGAATTTATTGGGTCAAGAGGTTCAAGTAGAGAAGTATTGGAAAGTTAATAGGCCCCATTGGGTTGGGACTACCTATACTAATAAAATGATCCCAATGTTAACAATCGTTTTCACTAATAAAAGCGGGAGAACAATTAAAGCTCACCTCCCGACGAACGCCTTCAAAGGGTTCAAGGTGTCCGATTGGAATAAGGACAATAAGTTTAAAAAGATAGGAGCGAAGTGGGGCCATAGAGATTTAACTATGTCCATAAGCGGAAATTATATAAAGGCCGGATGCACTAGAGTAACTAAAGAACAAGCATTAGAAACATTAAAAGTATTAACAAAGTCACTTGGATACAAGATGACAAAAAGGAGAAGTTAAGATGATGACAGAAAAACAAGTATTCGTAGAACTATTCGTAGAGATCGGAGTTAGCTTCACAAAAGCCGCTCAAAGATTAGCTTCGTCTATTACGGACGCTCCGGTTCAAACAACGGAAACAAAAGTAGAAGAAACTCAAGTAGAGACTAAAGTAGAAACTAAAGTAGACGCTCCAAAAGAGACGGCTCAAGACGGTTTCGGACTTTCGGCTATGTCTAACAAAGAAGCGATGGACTTGGTAACGACTACCGAAGACGACGCTACTCTAAGACTTATCGGGAAGGAAGAACAATCTCGAGGATCAAAAGCCCGTAAAGGTGTTATGAAGGCGATCCAATCTAAACTAGAAAAATTAAAAACTCCTCCGGCTCAAGCGGAAGTAATTAACGAAGAGAAATCTTTTACAATAGAATTTCCGGCCCTAACGGCTCCGGATCAAAAGTCTTTCATGGCTCAATTCGCGAAGTTATCAGAGGCCCAAAAAGGCTCTTATTTTAACGGCGAGATTGATTCCCTAGGAAAGTCATTAGTAGCGGCTTCGGAAGCTCCTACGGCTTCAAATGAAGGCGAATTTGAGGACTTAGGGATGGGAGACGATGCTCCAACTTCGGGAATCACTCAAGAAGTATTAAGAGAAAAATTAAAAGCATACGCTAAGAAGAATGGCCCGGATAAGGCTTACGCGGTTCTAGCTCACTTTGGAGCGAAGAAGATAGCGGAATTAGACGCTTCTAAATATGATGAAGTAGCGGCGGAATTAGCTTAATGCACTTAATGATCGATTTAGAAACTCTAGGAACCAAGCCCAACGCCGTCGTATTAACGGCGGGGCTTGTCCTCTTCGACCACAAATTAGGGATCGTCGATGGAATAGAGTTGATTTTGGATGTCCAAGAACAATTGGACGCCGGGAGAACCATTAGCGAATCGACTTTAAAGTGGTGGTTTTCACAAGGGAACGACGCAAAAAGAATCTTTGATAATTTAACCGGCGACGGCCAAAAGAAGAAAGGGATTATTATGTCCCACTTTTGTGAGGCCTTAGACGAATTTATATACAAACATAATATCAAAAGAAAAGATCTTATAGTTTGGGGGAATGGCCCTACCTTCGACGTAACAATGGTCGAGGATATTTTTGGCCATCAAGGTTATGAAGTTCCTTGGAAATTTTGGAATATTTGTTGTTTAAGAACCTTTAACCGGGCGACGAAATATAATTCCAAACATAAAAGAGAAGGCGTCCATCACAACGCCCTAGACGACGCCCGCTATCAAGCGGAGTGCGTGATTAAAGCCTCGGGAGGGAAGTTATGACAGCTCATGCAATTTTAGGAGCTTCGAGTTCAAAAAGATGGATGACGTGTCCAGGATCTGTTAAGCAATCGAGGGGGATCCCTAATGGGCCTAGCTCTCAACCGGCGGAGCAAGGAACGGCGGCTCATACTTTAGGAGAATGGTGTTTAGAAAAACAATGTGATCCAAGAGAATTTAAGGGCGAAATTATCACAACGGACGAAGGAAACTCGTTTGTCGTTGATAACGATATGATCGACGCGGTTCGAGTTTACTTCGAAATCGTTCGAGATCAAGCAATAGCGCAAGGGTTGAAACTTACCGACGTTCAAATAGAAGCGAGATTTGATCTCCAATGGCTTCATAAAGGAATGTTCGGGACGAATGATGCTTCTTTCGCTGTCCCTTTTGGGGACTTATATATTTATGATTACAAGCATGGGGCCGGGATTTCGGTCGATGCGATAGACAATACTCAAATGGTTTATTATGCGATTGGAGCTTCATACAACGTTGAGAGAGGCGAGTGGGAAGATTACGAAAATATCCATATGACTATAGTTCAACCGAGAGCATATCACGAGGATGGAGAAGTAAGGACTTGGACAATTTCAATGGACGAGTTAAAAGAGTGGGCCAAGAAATTAAAAGTAGCGGCGATTGCTACCGAAGCTCTTGACGCCCCTCTTAACCCTAGTGAAGATGGATGTCATTGGTGTAAAGCCGCGGCTAATTGTCCGGCGATTTACTCAAAGGCCAAAGAGGTAGCTCAAATCCACTTCTCTCCGATAGTTCCGGAAGGTCATAACGATAAGATCGTAGATGCCTTGACACTCGAAGAGTGCGTGAATGTAATCAATCATAAATCTCTTTTAAAATCTTTTGTTTCCGCTTGTGAATGGCGAGTAGAAAACGCGATGCTAAGAGAGAGAAAAACCGTTGAAGGGATGAAGATAATTAAAGGACGCGGCGGTCGTAGTTGGGTTGATGCCAACGACGCCCAAAGAGTTTTATCTCAAACTTTTTCAATGGGAGACATAATGAAAATGGAGCTTAAATCTCCCGCGCAATTAGAGAAAATTGTCGGAAAGAAATTAGTAGCCGGATTAGTTATCAAAAAAGAAGGGATGCTGAAAGTGGCCCCATTAAGTGCAAAAGGAAAAGCGATAACGCTTGACGAAGGGGATGACCTCTTCGAACCAATAACAAAATAGGAGTCGATCATGGCAAAAGAAGAAGTAAAAAAGTACAAAACACCGGAATTTAGAGTTTCGTTTCCTAAAGTTTTCAAAGCGGAAGCTTTCAAAGAAGGGGATACTCCAAAGTTCTCTATCACAATGTTATTCGACAAGAAGGCCCAAGCCTCTTCGGAATTTAAAGCATTAAAAGCCGGAGTAAAAGAAGCCTTCGTAAAACACCACACGGCGGCGACGTGGGGCGCTACTCCGAAAGATGCTTTTGGATGGCCGGTTGGATATTACAACCCATTCAAAACTCCGGACGCGGAAATGATCGAGAAATACGATGGATACGACGCGGACACTATTGTAGTTAGAGCATCAACTCAATATAAAATCCCGGTAGTAGACGAAAACGTAATAGAGTTCCAAGATCAAAACTTATTTTATGCCGGTTGTTACGCATGGGCGGTCTTAGCGGCTAATCCATATGGAAAACCAAACGCAATAAATAAGGGAGTTAGTTTCTTCCTTAATGGTGTTCAAAAAACGAGAGACGGAGACGCGTTCTCGGGAAGAGCAAGAGCGGAAGATATGTTCGAAAATGTAGCTTCTAACGATGCGACACCGGGAGCGGACGAAGATTACGGATTTTAATTTTTAACGGGGGGGCGAAATCTCCCCACATACTTCAAGGAGAAGAGAGATGAATAGAAATGAATTAGTGACAAGTGTTGCGAAGAAATTAAACCTTCCAAAGAACCAAGTAGACAGCGTTTTAACGACTTCTATTGAAACAATTAAAAAGACAGTTAAGACAGGCGACGACGTTTCTCTTATCGGTTTTGGTACTTTTACAAAAACTAAAAGAGCGGCGAGAATGGGGATGAATCCATCTACCGGAGAGAAGTTACAAATCAAAGCGAGCGTAGTTCCTAAATTTAGACCGGGAAAAGCTTTCAAAGAATTATTAACTCCAAAAGCTAAGAAGTAATTTTGACTCTCCACGCGACTATCGATTTTGAAACGAGATCAAAAGTAGACATCAAGAAGACCGGAGGATGGAGATATTCCGAGGATCCTTCTACCGATGTCCAATGTATTAAGTTCAAAGTTCCCGGTCGCGAGGAGATAAAATTGTGGACTCCAATGTTCGAAAGTGTCGAAGATATTTCCGAAACTATGGAGCCTTTATTTAAGTGGATTAATGATGGCGGTCTAGTAGAAGCGCATAACGCCCAATTCGAAGAAGCGATTTGGACGAACATAATGGTTAAACGATACGGGGCTCCACTTGTCCGACCTTCGCAATGGCGTTGTAGTGCATCAAAAGCCGCCGCCTTGGCTCTTCCCCGCTCTCTTGAGGGCGTCGGAGGGGCTTTAGCACTTCCAATCGAAAAAGATATGGCCGGAAATCGATTGATGTTAAAAATGGCCAAACCAAAGAAACTAACTAAAGACGAAAAGAAAGCCCTAATCGACGAAGGATGGGAACTATCCCCCGACGAGAAGACTTGGCTTCACGACATATATGGGGAGAAAACCTTGTGGCATGATAAGCCCGAGGACTATCTAAAACTCTTTGATTATTGTCATCGAGACGTTGAGACCGAAGAAATGGCCTCCGAATCAATGATGGACTTGTCCCCGGAAGAGTTAGAGATTTGGCAATTAGATCAAGAAATTAATAGAAGAGGGATATTTTGTGACAAGGGCCTTATTGAGAAAAGTATCGTTTTTATTGAAAAATATTCGGTTGTTCTTAATGAAGAACTCCGGGAAGTCACGAAAGGGGCGATCCAAACGTCCGGACAACTTAAAAAGATCTTGGCATGGCTCGAGGACGAAGGCGTTTTTCTTGATAGCCTCGCAAAAGCCCCACTCGAAGAAGCGTTGAAATTAGACTTCTTAAGCGATGAAGCCCGCCGGGTACTTGAGATCCGTCAAGCCTTGGCCATGACTAGTCCCAAAAAACTAGCGACGATGATTAATATGGCCGGAATGGATCATAGGATCCGCGGGACTTTAATGTATCACGGCGCATCAACGGGACGATGGAGTGGAAAAGGTATTCAACCCCAAAACCTTCCTAGAGGAACCGTTAAAGGCGTTGATTCGTGCATTAAATCATTAGAGGACGACAACTACGAACAATTCGCCCACAAATATCCGGACGTCTTAGGAGCCATCTCTAGTTGTATTAGAGGGATGCTTTGTGCGGAGGAAGGAAATATCCTTCGTTGTGCCGATTTCTCCGCGATTGAGTGTCGAGTTCTCTTTTGGTTAGCCGAAGACCTAGAAGGCCTTGAGATCTATCGAACTCATGGGAAAGTATATGAATCAATGGCCGCGGATATTTACGCGAAGTTGATTGAGAATATCACTAAAGACGAAAGACAATTGGGGAAACAAGCTATTCTCGGTTGTGGATATAATATGGGATGGAAGACGTTTATTACTACTTGCGAAGGCTATGGGATCATTATCGAGCCCGAAATGGCCAAACGAGTTGTCACGGCTTATCGAGCTAAATTCCATAGAGTTAATGCATTTTGGACAGAGACCGAAAACGCCGCCATAGAAGCGGTCTTGAAGCCCGGAAAAGTTATCAAGAACGGACTAGTATTTTGGAAGAAACAAGGGGATTATCTATTTTGTAAGCTCCCAAGTGGTCGGAAAATTGCTTATTATGATCCTCGGATCATGCGTGGGGAAACCCCTTGGGGACAACCCAAAGACCTATTGACTTTTATGGGAGTCGATTCGAAGATAAGAAAATGGACAAGACAAAAAACTTATGGCGGGAAGCTAGTGGAAAATATCACTCAAGCCGTCGCCCGTGATTTTATGGCCGCCGCGATGTTACGCGAAGAAGAGGCCGGTTATAGAATCATATTAACCGTTCATGATGAACTCTTGACCGAAAATAAAATAGGATTTGGATCTCTTAAAGAGTTCGAAGACATAATGGCCGAAGTCCCATCATGGGGGATAGGTTGTCCAATCGGCGTTGAAGGTTGGGAAGGGAAAAGGTTTAAGAAATGAGAAAAGTTATTACGTTTTTTAATTGGCCAATGGTTTTAGTTTGGGGAGGAAGTATCTCTCTTGGAGTTTTTACTTTGATTATGTTCTTTAAATGGATAGGGCCCATCATAGGACGAGCCCTAAATAATTAAGAACAAATACGCTCTTTTACTGTTAAAACATTTTCAAATTGAGCGAAATCGGTATTTGAACCAATTACATAAGAAACCTCAAAAGATTGTTGAGGGCCCGATCTCAATAGTTCGGTGTCTACTTCTCCCCAATCGATAGAAAGGATCCCACTAGAGTTCGCCTCTTTTGAAATCTTTCCTCCGGATTCGGTTAGAGTTAAAACCGTCCCGTCTTGCTTATAAAAACAAGCCGAAATTTCCGTCGTTGAAGTTAAGTCTATAGGACGCTCCGTCCCGCACTCGTCTACTTCTACGAGTTGAAGTTGAAGAGGTCTATCCGATCCTTTAACTACTATTATTTCTTTCATAATACTTTCCCTTTTATTACACCGTTTAAAATTTTCCCTTGTATTAAAGTTCTCGCTTGTATCCTACCAATAAGAACTCCGCTCGTCCTAATCCCTTTTATGATGGAATTAGAAACCACTTTCCCAACTAACATCCCATTTAAGATCTTCCCGACCGCTTGGATCCCGGAAGAAGCTTCTCCTCCGCCGCCACTTGCGCCCGGAAGGAAAAGAGATAGTTTGACTTGGGTTTCGTAATTGGATTCGCTTGGGGACTTAATAAAGCCCAAGTAATCACCTTCGAGATCTAATAAAGTCGTGAGAAAATTATAGCGATAAAAGCCGGGACGATCTTCGATCATAGAGAAGGGCCCAATGTCTAATCCATTAGGCCTTCTTATAGTGACTTCAATATCAGTAAGACCGCTAGTCCTATTCTTACTTTCGTAAGATATTATAGCGGTTTTAGCAAGTTGTCCCATGGCCATTAAACCGCCGATCCTCCGGTAAACTGTCTATTAGAGATTTCTCTCAAAGAATCCGTTCCCGTATCAAATCCAACACCTTTCACAAGGCCAAGATCCGCGATGATATTATTAACCGAAGTTTGAGAAGCCTTATCCGCGATCGCGTCGATGATAGCTTGATTCCCAATAGTCGGACTTATAAGAACACTATTGTTATCAGAGGAAATAATTCCAACGGCATCAACCGCCGCTTTTATGATCGCTAGACCATGAAGCGCACTATTAACCTCGGATTGGATATCCGCTACTTGAGGTTGCATAACCGAAGTATCGTCTAAAATAGCTTGAACCGTGATTTGTTGAGCGATACCCGCCGCATCGATTTCCGAAACTACGTTGGCCGATCTTACGGCTTCTAGTGGAATTGTGTTTTCCGTATAGTTAACAAGCATATTTATTTGTTCGTGAGAAGTACCGGCCGGAACCGTTAAATCCACTTCATATCTACCCGTCGAAAGTCTAGTCGCCGTTACCGGAGAAGGCCCGCCACTTGTAAACAAGTTACCTCTATCAAGTCCCGCCGCATTTTTCAATGAAACCGCTACGATATTAGTATCCGGATCCTCAAGAGATCCCGAAGTATTATAAATATTTATTAATACTTTATAAGCTTCCGAGCCCGTAATTGGCGAAACCAATTGAGTTGGAAACCCTACTACCGTTCTTGTAGTTTGTTGGATCGAAGTAATCCCCGAAATCGCCGTGTCTACTAGAGCTTTAATAGCTACAAGTCCCGTCACGCCGTCGTTTACTTCCGTATTGGTATCTTCTACCGTTACTTTAACACTCGAAACGTCACCTTGAAGGGCCATTAAATCAGAGCTTAAAGTGTCGATCTTACCTTCAAGAACAACTAAATGAGCTTCTAAATCATCGTTGTCATTTACAGCGACTACAAGTTTCGCCGTTGCCGGTGCGCTCTTAGAAGCCGAATCAATAGTAATTTGATAAGTTCCTACTCCGCCAAATGAATTAATTTGAGTTGGGGAAAGAGTAAGTCTATATCTACCTTCCGCGTCTCCCGTATTAATTTCGGCTAATGCCAATCCGGTCGCTATCGCAGTCGTAGCCCCATCTTTAAAGACGTTCGCCGTTATGTCCGTAAGGCCCGTCGAAAAGTTTTTTGCCGTATATATGACATATTGAGTTTTAATTGCCATTTGATTCCTCCTTAAATAGCTTGTCCATCGTTTTCGTCTACTTTTTCATTCAATTCGAAATCATTATTATTAATAAAAATATCGATAACTCCAATTACTTTTCTTCCCCCAACGCCATTATATTCATAAATCGTCGCGAAAAGTTGTTTGTCCTCTGTAAAAGTAGGAGTCCACATATATTTATAATATCCCGTAATACCTATCTCGGGAAGGGCTTGCGATAATATTTCGGTGTTATCCGAGAGATCCAAAACCCCGACTCTTATATCTTCGTTATTTTTTGGGTTCCCATTGGTAAACCTAACCGTCGTAACAAAAGGAATAATAGGATTTAAAGTTCTATATTCTCTCATTTTATCCAACTCCAAAGCTCAAGGGAAAAATCCTCGTCGTATTCAATACTCATTATTGAATGACCTTGATCTCCCAAAAGCATATTGAAAACCTTGTCCACTAATTTCGCGAAGAAAGGTACGAACTTTTTAGGCTTCCCACTCTGCATAGCTCGACCTAATCTACTTGATATGGTTTCGCTTGGATCCCCAAGGAGTAAAAAATTCCCCGCGAGATCTACTAGATATAATAAATTAAAAAGAAATTTTGCTATAAATTTAAACATTATCAACCTCGTGCATGACATAATTTATTCTCGCGCATATCTCTTGAGTGTTGCTCTCATGCTTATAATAGACCATTCGGACAATGAACTTAGATGATTCTAGTATCTTCCCATAAGGGAGATTAGGAGTCTTTTGATCCTCGGTATCCGTTGAAATATATAATCTATGAACAAATCTACGACCTAAAACCCAAAGCTCCGGATCCGCGTTAGCTAGATATAGGATCTCTAAGGCGCTGAAATCTTTTTCTCCGCCCCGGGAGATCTTTATGTCCGCACCTTGGATCTTCACGTTCTTAAGAACATGATAATCACAAAAGAACTTCGAGTAGTTCATTCCGTCAATTTCTTCGGTTTTAGAATTGTTATAAGATGGAGCCCCTTGTCCTGTAAAAACTCCGACAATTCCATCGGCCCCGATGTTATCTTTTAAACAAAACAGTCTCCCGTCTCCGGCATAATGTATCCCTTCAACTTCCGGAACCGGAACATTAATGACTTCTTGAACGCTACCTTGTTTGAACATTATTATTCCCCCTACTTAAACCTTACTAGAGATTATTCTTCTTGAGAACTTCTTCCATTATAATAAAGGCCTTTCAAGATCAAAACCGTTCCCAGTTGTTTTGAAACGGCGTCTTTGTCCCATTTCCCATCGCTAACATATTTCCCTTCTTCATAGTGGTTAGTTCCCGACCATAAATAGGGACTATTAACGTCCGGATGATATTTACGATAACCAAGGCCATTATATTTCTCTAAGAAATCTAGTGTCTTCGCTACTGTCCAAGCGTCCGGGTAGGAATGTTTCTTCATACTAAGAGCGTCCATAGCGGCGGCTTCCCAAGAAGAGAATGGGCCTCGACCTTTTGGAACCCAAGTCGTTTTCTTCTTCCAAGATTGGCCACAATGGATCCCTTTCTCAAAGTTCAAACTACACTCCATCGCATGAATACAAGCTATGATGTGCCAAGGGATCGCTAGATTATATTGTTTCCAAACTAATCTTTCGGCTTCTTCGTATCTAAATTGATTCTTTTTTATTTTTTGGACAATTAATCTTTGAGCTTTAACCCAATAATCGTCTTTTATTTCGTAAGAGTCCCAAAGGCCTCTTAGTTTTACTAAAACTTCTTCTTTTCTCACTACTCTTCTTTCCTTCTTTTTGGCTTTCTTATCCATGAAAAACCTCCAAAATTTACGAATTAATCTCTTCATCCTTTAATTGCTCCTTAAGCCTTTCAACTTGGGATTGGGACGATTTTCTAAGTCGTGCTGAATTCGTAAGGGAAGGCTCGATATGGGAAAGGAAGTCTAAATAGGCCTTTCTAGCTTCTTTAGTTAACTTTCCTTGTTCAATTTTCTTATTTATAAAAAGTCCCAAGATCTTTAAAGCTAATGGGAGAACCATTGTGATTATACTTAACATCGCTATTCCCTTATCAATAGGGCTTCGTAGCCCAATAGAGTTAGTTTGTGAAAACCATTTTTATGTCCAAATACTAGGACGCATTTTCCTTTTGGCATTGAGAACTCGAATTTTTTACCTCTCCTAGACGTTAATCCACAATCGTTATTATCCGCTAAAAGGACGTCTTCGTCGAATGTTATGTCTTGGATTAATCCATTCCTAGATTGACAAACCGAAGTTCCGTTGGACTTTATGGCCATACCATTACAATTTATTTTAGCCGGGAAAGTGTATTTCTCCGACTCAAAATCTATAAAGGCCCATGAGTGTCGCCCGTGGCGGTTCTCGTAGCCCCCAAGCTCCATAGGACAATCTCCATCGCTCTCTAAAGAGTTTGGATGATAAGTGAATTTAACTTCTCTTTTAAGGCTTATTTTCTTGCTACCCCACCCGAAGAGCCCACTTTTAACTTTCTTTTTCACGTTCCAAGCTTTCTCTTTTTGGGCTTCTTTAT